CAACAGATGAAGAAGCAAGCCCTGATGATAGCGGCGGGTGAAGAAGTATCGGGCGTAAATGCGGCGGCTATCCTAAACAAATTGCTACAAATTTCTGCAGGCGCAGTCTACTCAGACTCCGGAGAAGTAGTACAGTTTGATTGCTCCAACCGCTTATCAGAACTTGATGATGTCATAAGCGAGACCAGTGACAAAGTCCTCATTTTTGTCCCGTTCAAGCACGCAATTCATATTGTTTCAGACTTTTTAACCGACAAAGGCTACTCCAACGAAATTATTAACGGGGAAGTGTCCGCCAAAGCACGAACCGATATCTTTCGGCGGTTCCAAAGTGAAGCATCTCCAAAAGTTTTAGTGATACAACCACAAGCGGCGTCGCATGGTGTTACATTGACAGCAGCGAGCACCATCATATGGTTCGGTCCTACAACAAGTTTAGAGACATATCTACAAGCAAACTCGCGTGCACATCGACAGGGACAACACAACCCCGTTACGGTTATTCACTTACAGGGTTCTCCCGCAGAGCAACGCATTTATAGAATGCTTCAATCGAAACTAGATATCCATAGCCAAATAATTTCACTTTATCAGGATCTAACTACTTGACAATGTCAAATCTAGGTTTTAGTATTGATGAAAATAAAAAGAAAGGATACACACCATGAGTAACGAAGTAGAGGAAAAAGAAGTAGAAACAACGCAAGACCCTTCTATTGAGCAGATGGTCAAGGTATACGTCAAGATACGCGATCATCTACGGCAACTGCAATCGGAGTTTGCTGAAAAAGAAGAAGCCATTAAATCTCAATTAGAAACAATCTCAAATCATTTTCTAGATAAGTGCAAAGAGATTGGCGCAAAAAACATAAAGACAAAACACGGCACAATTATTCGTTCCGTTAAAACCGAATACTCAACTAGCGATTGGGAATCGTTGCATGAGTATATTGATGAGCATAAATTGTATGACATTTTACATAGGCGCATCAATCAAACTAACCTAAAAGCATGGCTAGAAGAACACCCAACGCTAATGCCCAAAGGTATGAACGTAGTAAATTCTTATTCAATCACTGTGAGGAGAAGTAAATGAGTGACATCACTTTATTCAACGGCAATAATGTTCCCGACCATATTCGTAATCGTCAGATTGACGACGTAACCGCATCACTTGCGGGTGGTGGTGGAGTCAAGCGTATTTCCATTCGTGGGAAAGTATTTCGTCTTATGGATGGTGGGCAACAGATTGCGGTCAACGAAGACCGTGCAATGAACGTAGTCGTAGTAAATGCCGCGCCACACGTTTCGCGTACATTCTATGAGGGTACATATGAAGAAGGAAAGAACGTTCCCCCCGACTGCTGGAGTGCTGACGGTGTTAGTCCCGCCAGCAATGCTCAGAATCCACAAGCGGCGAGTTGCGCGGATTGTCCACAAAATATCAAGGGATCGGGTCAAGGTGATTCGCGTGCGTGCCGTTTCTCACAAAGACTTGCTATCGTCTTAGAGAACGACATTGGCGGTGATGTATACCAACTAACTCTGCCATCGCAGTCTATTTTTGGTAAGCCTGAAGGTGATCGTATGCCTATGCAAGCGTATGCCAAATATCTTAAAGCACAGCGCACAGCGATTACCGCCGTTGTAACTGAGGCTAAGTTTGATATCAATTCTTCTACTCCACGGTTAACTTTTAAAGCCATTCGTTGGTTGAATGAAGAAGAACTTGATAACGCAATCAAGCAAAGCAAGTCCCCTGCCTCTGTACAAGCAATTACCATGACTGTGGCTCAAGTAGATAAAGTCGAAGAAGCATCTGCACCCGCACCGAAAGCAGAAGTCAAAGCCGCTAAAGTAGATGTGGCTACTTCTGAACCAACAAAACGGGAGTCAAAGAAACCTGCAGTTGAAGCAAAGCAGGAACTAAGTGACGTGCTTGCACAGTGGGCAGATGACTAATCAACTTAAGGGTGCGGGGGGTGATCCCCCGCTTACGGCTATGGATATTGGATATACAAAGAGACTTGTTGACCGCATAAAGGAACAAGACACTTCGTTGCCGTGGGTACAACTCGGGTTGATTTGCGCAGAGCGTGAAATTCCTGTGTCCCATGTATCGGAGTTTTTTGGAGTCACACGACAGACTGTTTACAATTGGTTCTTAAACGAGACTAAACCTCAAGAGCGATACTTAAACAAGATTAGAGAAGCAATAGAAAAACTTCGTAAAAAATCTTTTTAAGTGACGCGACATGAACCGACAATTCTTACAGGCTGTTACTGCCGAGGGTGGCTATTACGCTATCGTTGGCATGACCAAAGGCAAACTGCGTGAGCAGATATTTGTCGAGACACTTGATGAAGTAGAAGCGACAGTCGCAGACTTAGCATCGAAAAATCGGGATATCTTTTTTGGGTTGGCAAAATTTGCTACTCCCAAGGAACGCACTCGCACAAACGCTACTCAAGTAAAAGCCTTGTGGTTAGATTTAGATTGTGGTGCAGGGAAGCCTTACGAAACTAGAGAAGATGCAATTGCAGATCTTGGTAGGTTCTGTAAAGAGTTGGGTATGCCAAAACCAACTATTGTTAACTCCGGTGGTGGGGTTCATGTGTACTGGCCTTTGGATGAAGCCGTGCCTATCGACAGATGGAGTCGTGTGGCGGAGTCATTGAAAGCCAAGTGTGTACAACATGACTTAAAGGCTGACCCTGCGGTTACGGCTGATGCCGCTAGGATTTTACGAATCCCCGGTACGTTTAACCATAAGACTGACGAACCACGACCCGTTGATATTATTCTTGAAGGCAAACCGCGCCGATTAGAAGACCTGATTGCTAGGGTGGGGGAAGTTATACCTCTTGCACCCAAAGTACGTCGCCCTATGGATACCATAACCAAGGCACTGATGGGCAACTACATCAACAAGTTTTCCACAATCAAGAAAAAGATTGATGAAGATAAAGGATGCTTACAAATAAAGCATTGCATTGAGAATCAAGCAACGCTAGATGAGCCTATGTGGCGTGCCGTATTGTCTATTGCTACATTTTGTGACGATGAAGAAACCGCTATCCATGAAGTATCTAAAGACCATCCACAGTACACACCGGAGTCAACCGAAGAAAAAGTAATACATATAAAAGGACCTTACACCTGTGCAACCTTTGACAAGTTGAGGAGTGGTGGGTGTGAAGGGTGTATCCATCGGGGCAACATAACTTCTCCTATTCAGATTGGCGCTGAGATTGCGCGGGCAACCGAAGGAGACAACGAAGTTGTTCAGAAGAGTGAAATTTTTCAAGAAGAAATAACATTCAAAATACCGTCGCTTCCGTTCCCATACTTCCGGGGCAAGAACGGTGGTATCTACCGAGAAGCCTTTGGTGATGAAGAAGAACCTACGATGGTGTACGAGAACGACCTGTATTTAGTTAAGCGGGTTATGGATGGGGAAGAAGGCGAGTCATTGAGTATGCGGCTACATTTGCCAAAAGACGGGGTACGAGAATTTACATTGTCCCTGACTGAGGCGCTATCTAAAGATGCTTGTCGCAACGCGTTGGCAAAACAAGGTGTAGTGGCTCTGTCTGGCAAGCCAATGGATGCAATTATGGCTTACATAGCCCGATCAACTAAGGAGATGCAAATGACTCAACCGTCAGAAACCGCTAGTGTCAGATTTGGATGGGGCGATGATGACGACAAATTTATATTAGGTGAGCGAGAGATTGACCTCACGGGCGCTATGACGTTTTGCCCTCCGTCTGTGGTAACCCGAAATACTGCACCCCTGTTACGCAAGCGTGGCGACCTTGATCAATGGAAGAAAGTATTTAACGTATATGCTGAAGAAGGTATGGAAGCCAACGCCTTTGGTGCTCTATGCGCTTTCGGTGCGCCGTTATTTAAGTTTACTAACCACAAAGGACTGCTGATTAACTACGTATCTAAAGAGTCCGGTACGGGCAAGTCAACTATTTTACGTATGTGCAACAGTGTGTACGGGCATCCTGATAAATTAATGCTTCACGCAGAAGATACCAAACTGTCTCGTCTACACCGCTTTGGAGTCATGGCACACCTACCCGTGACCATTGACGAGATTACGAACATGAAGCCCGAGGACTTTTCCGACCTAGCCTACGCTATTACTCTTGGGCGACCACGTAATCGGATGCAGTCTCAGGTTAATGCCGAGCGCCTTAATTCTGCTGAATGGGCAACCATCATGCTATCTAGTAGTAACGCATCTTTCTACGAGAAGATGCAACAGATCAAGCAGATGCCTGAAGGTGAGTTGATGCGGGTGTTTGAAGTTAAGGTATTTGGCAACCACAAGATGGACAAGGGGCAGGCTGATGAGACTTTCTCTCTAATGTTTGATAACTACGGCATGGCAGGGGAAATTTACATACGGCACTTATTACCAAATCTGTCGTCTGTGTTGGACTTTATGCAGAAGACTCAGACTCAATTTGATAAAGAGATTGCCGCCACTACGAAGGAACGGTACTGGTCATCGGGAGTGGCAAGCATTCTTACGGGTGGTCACGTTGCCCAACAGTTAGGGTTACACGACTACAACTTGAAGCGTATATATGAGTGGGCGGCTGACATGGTGATGTACTCCCGTGCTGATGTCGAAAGCCTAAAACTAGACCATGACATGATCCTTGCCGACTTTATACGGGGACATATCAATAACATTTTGATTATTGAAGACGGTATCGACAAGCGGTTAGGAATGGCTAAACCTGCTATACGAGAACCACAGAAAGAGTTAAAGATCCGCCACGAACCGGATACCAACCACACCTATATACCCGTAGAAGACCTGCGTAATTGGTGTGCTCAACGACAACTGTATTACAAGGATTTGATAACAGATTTAAAAGCCAAAGGAATCTATGTAAAGGCAGAGAAGAAGCGCCTTGGAAAAGGTACGGAGATACCTACACCGCCTTCGTATTGCGTTGTGTTGGATGCAAGTCGTGGGCATTTCATTGATATCTTAGATACTGCACCACCCCCACAACAAGATTAAAATTAAAGGAGAACACCATGTGGAAAGCCGCACCCGAAAAAGAACCTAAGTCTGACACTCCAAAAGATGTAGTTAATCATCCACCACACTACATGGTGGGTGGAATCGAAACCATTGATTACATGAAAGCCAAGTCTACTTCCGAAGAGTTTAGGGGGCACTTGCGGTTAACTGCACTTAAATATCTTAGCCGTGGCCCATACAAAGAAAATATGCTTGAGGATTACAAAAAGGCTCAGTGGTACTTAAACCATTTAGTAAAGGAAATGGAAGGAGCATAACAAATGTTGTACTTACTAGACTATAAGGCACAAGGCGTTGCTCACCGTAGGCTTTTAGCGGCGGTTGTAGGTATGGCAATTCAGGATGCTCAAGCAAAACCTCGTAAACTTTATACAAGCAGAAAACTAATACCTACGGATGAAGCGTTATCTGCTATTGATTTTTTATTTCGCACTGCAGACGGGTACTTAAGTCTTTTGGATATAGATCCGGGGCACTTTCGCAAGAACTTATTAAACCTTATGTTTGATATGAACAGGAAGATTAGGCAGTTTGAACCGATAGGGCGTCGGAACTTTAGATACAACTACCAATGGATGTATAACAAACAAAACGCAGTAGACCTAACTAGAATTTACGAAGAAGATATGACTAAACTAGAAGAGGATAAAAAATAATGAAAAAACTAATCGCGGAGAAGAACAGTGGCAGTTGAGATGACCGACTTTGAGCAGGGGGTATGGGACTATCTGTGCTCACATAAGAAAACCCCCGTTCAGGCAAAGACGATTGCGAAGGCATGGATCGTGAGCGAAAACAGAGTAGCCCGTACGTTAAATAGATTTGTTGAAAACGGTATTGCGGATTTAATACGTATGGGCGCCAAGAAGTTTTATAGGGTGAAAGAATGACTAAAGAATACGAATTTACACAAGATTGGTTTAAATGGGGGCCACCTTTGTTTCGCGCCGCATTTGAAATTATTCCCGCCAAGCGTAGGTTTTTAGAAATTGGTTCTTATGAAGGGCGAAGTACTGTATGGCTTATTGAAAACGGATTAGACCCGGGCGGCATAATTACTTGTATTGATACTTGGCAAGGTGGGGAAGAACACGATCCTAAAACTATGTGGGATGTAGAACAACGCTTCCACGAAAATATCCGCAAGGTACAAACTCTAGATTTAACCAAGAAAGTTAACGTTTATAAACAAACATCTACAAAGGGATTGGCACATTTAATATGGAATATGCCGTCGCCTTTAGAACTGATGGATCTAATCTATATTGATGGATCCCATCAAGCACCCGATGTACTGACGGATGCGTGCATGGCATGGCAAACACTCAAAGTAGGCGGAATTATTGTATTTGACGACTATGCATGGGGTATTGACTATCCTGTATTACACAAGCCTAAGATTGCAATTGATATGTTTACAAACATTTACCATGACAAACTACGGGTTGTTTATTTAGGGTATCAATTGGCTGTTCAAAAACTAAAGGATTAAAAATGACAGAAGAAAAACGACCGAGCATTATGATTGCTACCCCGATGTATGGGGGTATGTGTACTGGGCACTATGTATCAGGATTATTAGGAACCCTTAACAAAATGCGTCAGGTCAATGTGCCTGTGTATTGGGCGCAGATCATGAACGAGAGTTTGATTACCCGTGCCCGTAACGAGTTAGCCCGTTTGTTTCTTGAGAAAGAGATGGACTATCTGATGTTTGTAGATGCAGACATATCTTTTGATGGTCATGCCATAGCCACATTACTTGCGGCTGATCGGGACATTGCCTGCGGTATCTACCCCAAGAAAGAGGTTGACTGGCTCAAGGTTGGTGAGGCGGCTAAAGCAGGGAAAGATAACCTACAAGACTACGGCGGTGCATTCGTCATGAACATGGTGGGCGAGGGCAAGCAAGAAACCGACAACGACGGGATGATCGAGGTGCGTCATGGCGGTACAGGGTTCATGCTGATCAAGCGACAGGTATTCTTAGACCTGATGCCTCATGTACCCACTTATCGAACGTCAACGTTTAAAGACCCAAAGACCGGCGAGTATGTTAAGCCATTGACTCATGAGTTCTTTGCCACAAGCATTGACCATACCGGGGCGCTGCTGTCTGAGGACTACCACTTCTGCGATCTGTGGCGCAGGCAGGGCGGGAAGATCTACGCTAACCCGTTCATCAAACTTCAGCACGTTGGAACCTATGTATTCGGGGGTGACATTCTTAGATCAGGCGGTAATCTGAAATAAATGGACATACTTATTCTTGACGGGGCTAGGTTTGAATTAGATTGGGACTCGCTACGAAAACCCCCAAAATCTATTTTTGTGCCCTGTTTAGACACTGAGTTTGCTAAGAACGCCCTCGAAACCGAGTTTAAGTATCATGGGATACAACAGTTTGATATGCGTGTGAGGATTGAGCGCGGCGTCCTGGGAATCAGGGTGTGGACTTTATAAATATGTTGGGGTAGGATTGCCCTTGAGTGGTGCTCCTCCTCGCATCTCTCATGGTGTTTACTCCTTCACATGGGATAACCCCCGGCCTAAAAACCGGGGGCTTTTTTACGGTGCAATGATTCCGCTAAGGTATGGGCGCAGACTTTTCTCAATATACACCCCACCTAGCATTTCCTGAGAACGTTTTTGGAAGGCTTTGATAGACTGCATAAGTTGGTCGGGCTTGATTTCAAAACCGGGGTACTTAGCATTGTGTTTATCTAGAAGTTCCAAAGCATCGTCGTACCCTTCAGTATCGCCAACATCTAGTGCCAAGTTTGCTAGTGCGTAAACCTTTTGCTTAGAACGCTGGGCATCCGTTTGGAACTTCATAGCCACATTAGCCTTTTCTTGCTTAGTCGCTATTTCTAACGGAGCAAAACCAAAGGCTTGAAGCGCAGAATCGTAACCGGAAACATTGTCTACAATCGGATCGCCGCGCAAGGTACGTGCGCCTTCTTCCGTAAACCGGTACGCTTTGGCAAAGTTTTTAAGAACAGAAGG